CCATCAGCATCAGCAGTTCTCAAATCTCCGCCTGTATCCACTCTTAATGTTGCCCCAAATCCAAAAGCATTTACATCTACTTGATAAGTTATAGTATCGCCACTGGCAGTATGGTCTACAGAAAGAGCACTATCAAGTTTTCTGTTTTCAGACGCTTTAAAATATTCTGAATCAGTAAGTGCTTCAGGAGTAACTGCTCTAGTAGCATCAGTTCCTGTATCTACTTCTGAACCTATAGCTAATTCTACAGTTCCTTGTGTTGTTGATGTTGCTTTATTTACATGTGATACAACCCACCAATCCCCTGCTTGTCTCTTTAAAATAAGCATCTGAAAAACATCATCTAAATAAATAGATTCTGAATTAGGAGTAAAGATGTTTCCAGTAAATGCTTCAACTATAATTGTTCGTGAACCGTTTTGTGGAGAAATTATAAGTATATCCCCATCTTGTCCACCAGTAATATCTACTAAAGTATCAGAAGATGCGCTTAAATATGTATCAATATAATAAGAACCTATTCCGTTTTCTGGTGCTACATCAATAGCACCAGAAACATCTAATGTTAATCCTCCACCAGATATTGCAATTAACCTATCAATTTTTGTAGCTATTGGGTCATCTTCATCTGTTATTAAAACATCATATTCATCTCCACCATCTTTCATTTTGGCACGTAATTCTCTTACAGAACCAGTATCATAAAAGTAAAGAGTCGCATAGTTATCTGTATAGTCAGGTTTAGCCTCTAATCTCTCAACACCAAATATATCAGTAAAGATACCACCATCGTCAATTGTGGTGTTTCCATCACCTGCGTTAATTCTCAAACCTTGAACATCATCGAAAGCCATATAGCTGGTAGATTTACCAACAAATAATCCCCATGTCTCTTCTGTATAGTCCAAAATAGTATTTAGGTTTCCAATTCTAACAACCTCTTCATAGGCATCATAAGTAACACCTGTTCGTGCAGTAACGCCAAAGAAAGGCCCATCTCCACGAGAACCAAGTAAAGTTAACCATCCACCTTGAGTTGTTGCAAGTGAACCTGCTGGTTGATAACTACCAAGTACTGCGTCCTCTTCACCTGATGCTATTGGTAAGGGTGCTTGAGGTTGAATTGCTGAACCATAACGAATAACAGTATCACCAATTAAGTAGTCATATGATGCACCCAAATCAGCATAGTCTCTAGTAATGGAATATTGAAAACCTTCTGCTACTACAGTATAATCTGATGTTACTTTAACCCACTCATCACCTGTTATAGTTTTAAGTCTACAAATATCAGAAGATTGAAAAACTACGTCATCAACTACCATTATAACATCTGTATCAGCTAAGTCTACTGCTAAAATAGCAGCAGGAGTTAAAAGCATATTTCCACTAATTGCTGAAATTTCAGTTTCTCTGTAAACTACAGCTTCTATTCTACCACGAGCAATAATATTATGTGCAGTTAATGTACCGTCTTGACTCAAAAGCCAACCTTTACCTGGTGGGCCAGCCTGGTAATTTACAGACCTTAATTGCCCATCAATAATTGCATTTGCTAAATATACAATTCCTGTTTCTGTAATTTTAAATGTTGAATTTGATGCAACTGCATCACCAGCCCACATAAGATAAGGCCCAGGACTTCCTGTAACATCAATTGCTGAAAGTGTAATAGCGTTATCACCACTTCCAATGACAATTTCTCCTGCGCTCTTAATATCTATACCATTTGAAGTAATGCTGTCTGAATCAACTGCCCATCCACCAATGTCTGCGCTGGTCATAACAACATGACCTGCATCTGTTACTGAAAATGGAGCACTTGCTGGTGTTACATGCCCAGACCATAAACGATAACTACCTGTTCCATAAAGGTTAAGTTCTGATGCTCCACCTACTTGAATAAATGTATCAGATTCATCGTCTTTAAGGAGGATACCACCACTAGAACCAATGCTAATATATGATTCCAATCCACTAGTTCTAATCTCTATTTCATGGCTATGGTCATAGCTTTGAATTGTTACTCTATCAATATCAACAAGTAAACCACTACCCGTTCCTCCTGTAGTAGCATTATCTGAACTTACAGAATAACTATCATCTATAACATAAACGCTAATTGCTGTGACAACACCACTGCTTTCTGCGTCAACTCTAACCTGACCTAACCCACCACCACCTGTAATTATTGGCGTATCACCAACTATATACCCTGTACCACCTGATGCGCCTACAGAGACTTCCATTAATGCACCAGCATCTGCGCCTGTAAATGGAATAGATTTCAAACTTGTATATGTAGACCCTGGAACAGGTTCATTATTTCCATCTAATACTACGATTGTGTCAAATTCCCAACCAATATACTTATAATATGCATCGATTGCATCTGCTGTATTTGTAAATGTCCAGTTTTCTATAATGACTTCTTCTTGTGCCCACTGTGTATACTGTGGATGGTCGTCTGCGGTTAAACCGCCTAATGAACTATGTGTAATAACTATACTTCCATACACACCAGAATGGTCATGAAGTCCAATGTCAACATTGTCAATTGTCTTTCCTGCGACTACCGCAAGGTCATCTTCAAGGGTTCTTGAGCCATCTTTTAATAGTGCTTCTATATAAACAGTTTCAGGAAACTCTGCATTAATATCAAGAGGAAGAAGCATACCTGATGTAGGTGAAGCATCTGCATGAAACCCATCTACCGTATCTGCATCTCCACCACCTGGAGCACCACCTGTAATACTGTCTGCATAAAGGTCTTTTACATAAATAGTATCCCACTTTTTACCTGCACTACCTAAACCATATGTTTCTGTAGTTTGTGGGTTAATATCACCTGAAATAACAGCATTTCTATCAACACTAAAAAATAGGGTTCTAAGTTCTCTAATAATTTGTGGAGATAGTGCCATTAAGAAATTCCTCCAGGATTAACACCAAGTCTTTGAAGCATAATATCAATTGTTTTTACAGGACTTCCAAGTTCAAGATTCATAGTATGTGAATCATGATTATAGCTTGTCTTGGAAATAAAACCAATAACTGAACCTGTACCGACAGCCCCATCTGATAACTGCGCTACACTAGCATCAAAGTCCGTAATTCTAATTAAGTCTCCAGCTTTCATCTTCCACAAAGGCATTGACATACCATAGGATGTTTTTGGAGTACCTGTTATTTTTAAAGATGCTCTCTGTATAGGATATGCATTATACTGAACATAAAGTTCACCTGAAACTTCAGCAATTGTTTGTGTGACTGTTCCAAGATTAACTGTGCCTTCTCTAACTCCATATAATACTTGTGAGTTTAAATCTTCATAAGCGGATAATGTAGTATATCCGTCTAATAAAGTATCATTATAAGTAATCCAAATTTTATTATATATATCACGAGAAGACAAAGAAAGGTTAAACCCTTTTGAGCCTGTAAACATTCTACTAGTAATTTCCCAATCTGGGTCAACTGACCTTATATCAGGCTCTGGCGATAATACACCAATTTGGTCTTCCCAGATTGCAAAATATAAAGGTCGTCTACGAGGACTATTATTTAAGGTATCTAAGTATCCTGTCTTCGTTGCTTCCTCAATTGCAGAATTTATTTTAATGTTTCGCTCAAAACTAAGTGGGCCAATCTCTACTAAATCGTCCTCACCAAGTCTTGAAAAATCGTCTTGCCAGTCAGGATGAAGGTCAACCATAAATTCTACAATATCTCTTGCTGTTGCGTCAGGCGCAAAATTTGATGGGCCTGCGGTTGCAGCCGTTCCTTTGGCATAATACCCCGCAGCAGTCACAGAAACGCTTAAACCTGCCATTTTTGTGTCTGTAACCTCTCCTTCATATACTTTGTCACCACGATAATCAAAAAGAACAACGTCTTTAGCTAAAAGAATCCGATACGCCTGTTCGCCTGAAAGACTAACAAAAGGTACTTGAAAAGAACAAGACTCGTAGCCTCCTGGCATAATTGTATCGAACTTAAACTTCTCACCTTTACCTGTAGTAAGAAGAAGCTCTTCTTTTGTTCTAGCTGATGATGTATAAAAAGACGTTATAAATGTCATTGTTTAATATACCAAATTTAAAAATGTTCCTACTGTAAAAACTTGTACGTCAACTGTTCTATCAATCTCCGCAAGTCCAGATGTAGACTCTTGTAAGAAATAAATTCTTTGGTCTTCATTTGGAGATAATTGAATCGCCAGCATATAAGCATTAAGAATAGACGCTCTGCCCATACTATCGCCAGAAGGGTAAGATTCTATTTGTTCTACATATGCTAAGTCCTGCCAACCGTCATCAACAATCTTATCACCACGAGCAATTGGTTCACTGCGAGTTTCTATAACTCTGTAACCATACTCAATTGGGAATAAGTATAAATAATCAAGGTTCATATAATATGTAATTGCGTCCAATGAATCATCTAAAACATCATCTGGTTTAATTTGTACTTCTAATGTAATTTTCAAACCAGCAATATTATCATTTCCTGGAAACGCAAATGGAGGTAAAGTAACACTACCAAAATCAAATAATTGTACAGTTGTTATTTGTGGTGATTTCCAATCTGTAGTATAAACTACTGTATCTAAAGCACTTCTTCCTGTATAAGAAAATGTTAATCTATAATTAATTTCTCTACGCCAGAAACGCCCTGCAGCAGTTCCAACATTCGCAAGTCTTCCGAAAATTCTAATCAATCCTTTTTGTGCTGCTACTTGGTCTTGTGTCATTGTCCAAGAAACTACTGACTTAACGCCAGCTTGTTCTAAAGTAATTGCTTCATATTCTCCACCAGATGAACCTGCATCTGCTGAATTAGTATGGTCATCGTCTTGAACATCCTCAATATCAATTGTACAACCAGTACCACCTGAAGGTACTACTGTTGTTGATGCGCCTACAGTTTCTGAATAACCACTACCAACAGTTAAAATAATAAAAGTCAAAACCTCACCACTACCACCGACTGTAGATACTAAAAGGGTACAACCTGTACCTCCACCACCTGTAATTGTAAGTACATCGTCTTCTGAATAATCTGTACCTTGTGCATTAACAGATGCACCAATAACCAAACCACCAATAAGGTCACTAAAATCTCCGTCTTCTGCTTCTAATACAGTATTCAAAGAAATTAATTCTAAGTCATCTCCTGCTGTGTGTGAAGCTGGAGTTGTACTATTATGACCTCTTACAATTGTAAGTTTTCGAGTTGCATTCTCTTTTACAGTTATTAAAATTTCCTCTGTTCCAATAAGCATCACCAAAGGAGTAGCATAATGATACACTTCTTGGTCTACATACATTGTTGTTACTGAATCATCAATATTTGCTGTAAGAGTATAAAAATAATTTCCTGGTGCTGCGCCAATATAAAGTTTTCCCATAGTCTCATATGTTGCAGACTCATTCGTAAGCACTAAAGTAGTAGCATTCTTTTTGTCTCCAATAACAGAACTTGCTTCTAAACTTACAAAATTCTGTGCATTTGCATCAAAATGATTGTCTACTTCTACACCACCTGAATCATAGCCTGTAGAGTTTATATTCTGCAACGCAACCTCTAAAGGTCTATCGCCAGTAACTGATTCCCAGGTATTAAGATTGCTAGAAGAATAAGCAAAAGGTTCTGCTTCTAAGGTCAAAACAATTCCTGTTAATCTATAATTTGTACCATCAAAGAAGTGAACACCTTCCATACTAAAAAGATAATCAGGAAGTTTTAGTTCTCCGTTTAAAACTCTAAAATATGATTTAGAATCTGATGAATCTAACTGAACATAAAGCTCCACATTCTTAGCTTTATCGTCTTCTGAGTTTCTTTCTTTAGCTCTGTCAAGCATATCATTAATAGTCATAATGTTTTGGATTATGGTATTATATGAAGATGCTGTAATATCAAACGTAATCTTTAAAACCCTATTCTGATAAATAGAGGTAACTATTTTTTCTCCATGAATCCCAAAGACTGGGCCTGCTGTAACATCTTTTCTTCTTGGAGGTGGAAAAGTAAATCCACTCTCTACTAAGGCATACTCATCCGTGCCAAGAAAGTCAATTACTACTCCTGTATCGTCTTGTAATACTAGTTCAAATCCCATAGTTTAGTACCTCATCCTATTGTCTGCGTTTTCATTTACTATTCTAAGAACCTCATCTGCAATTCTATCAAGGTCAGAATCATCTCTTACTGTAGTATCATTAAAGTCAATATTAACATTTGGTCTGCCATCTCCACTTGCTCCAGGAGCATTTGCATAAAGAGCTTCGAATGTAGCATTTGCAATTTCTGTTAATCTTGGAATTTCACCAGCTATACCAACCTCTAAACCAGCAACAATATTATATCCAATATCCTCAAAAACTCTAGATGGAGATTCAGTCATGTATACAGCCTTTGCTGTAGCAATTATTCGGTTCATCTGCCCTCTAAACTTTGTTATAAATCCTGGAAACTTTGCATTAACTCCTTTCTCAATACCATCAATGATGCCCTGACCTATGCCACTAAACTCGTTAATCCAAGATTCTCCTTCTCCAATAAGTCCTAGCTTTACAGCAAGTGAGTAAATCTCAGCATAAAGTTCGGGGCTAGATTCTTTCCAACCAGCAATAATTCCTTGTACCATAGAAAAACCAAGAGGTTTCATATTTGCTCTTACTTCCTCTTTCATTGCCATGTCAGCAAGCATTGCGTCAAGTGCTTCCTGACCCATTAATTTGCCAAGGTCAATACCAAATTGTGATTTTCCTTCCTCATCTTCAAACGTAAAGAGGTCTCCAATATTAGCAATAGGTTTTTCAAATTCTTCTTCCCAAAGCCTTGCTCCTGCGTCTTTTACTAACCCCAATCCTTTTTCAATTTCTGGTACAATAACATTATATAATTCTGTTGCAATCTCAGCAACTTTCATTACACCAAGAGCAGCAACTATAACTGCTGCAATAGCACCAGCTACAGGACTTACAAGCGCAGTACCTGCTAAACCAAGAGCTTTTATAAGCCAACTACCAGAAGCTCCTTCTGCACCAATAGCTAATCCTTTACCGCCAAGAGCACTAGCTCCACCAAATAAACCACCCAATAAACCTAAACCTTTACCAAATCCTGTGCCTATTGCAAGACCTGCTAAAGCAGGGCCAAACAATTTTAAAGCTCCTATAAAATAAATAAGCTCATCGGCTAAATTGTTATCAGCTATAAACTGTATAAAATCTGTTAGAGCTTCAAGAACATCAATAACAGTATCAATTACAACAAAATTTCCAGCCTCATCTTGAGTTAAAAGCAAATCCAAAAATGCCATTCCCATATCAGAGAAAGCTTGAATAATAGCAGGAGCATTTTCTGCAAGTGCTGCGCCTAATTGACCAATACCATTTGCTAATTTAATAATTGGCAATTCATCTTCACCTATACCCTCGCCTGAAAAGCCCAAAGAGAAAGCTTCCATAATCTTGGGCCAAGTATTCTCATCAAAAGCATCAAAAATGCCAGTAAAACCTTCGGCAATTGCAAGTAAACCTTCACTTAGACCACCAGCCAAAGTTTCCTCTGGTATGAGCCACTTTTGACCTCTAGGCCCATACTTAAATTTATCAACGCCAGAGAAATCAATTGTATCTATTTGGTCAGTAATTTCTTTAACGCCATCTGCCCCTAATTCACCCATTAACAAAATAGCTTCGTCATAAAAATCACCAAAAACTTCATCAGCGTTTAATGTTTTCTTAACATTTTCTTCTAAGTTTATTAAGTCGGTCATATCGCCTGTAAAAATGGCTTTAAACAATGCGCTTACTGCCATGCCAAATGAGACCATTCCCACTTTAGCTTTAAATGCAGCAATTCTCAACAACAAAAGTCTCTTATTTAGATTTGCACTAAGCATTTCCTGCTGTAAATCAAGATTATCTTGAAGCTTTTCTGCTTCTTTGTCTAGACTATTAATTTCAGCATTAATTATACGCAACTCATCATCACGAGCCTTTCCTGCTTCTGCCAAAAGTTCTACTTTTTCTTCAGCAGATAAGGTATCGTCTGCTCCAATAGCACTTGCAGTAGATGCGTAGTCCCCTAATACTTTATTTCGATTATTTTCTAAGTTTCGAATCTTTGCTATAATAGATTCATATTTAAGAAAATCTTTTATTAACTTTTTAACCTCATCAGAAGCATCTCCTAATCCAGAAACTAGACCATCTAACATCTCTTCAGTCACAGAACCAACTTCTCGGAAGACACTCAAAATCTCTGCTAATTTTTCTCTAAACCCAATAATCCCCAAAAGAGCTTTCTTGCGTCCCTCAAGTTGTGCACTTGAATCAGTGCTAGATGTAAAAGTTAAAGCGTTAAAAATTCCAGCTACAACACCTGTAATCTTTTTAAGAATACTAAAGTCTGCGGAAAGCATGCCCTCCATCCAGCCTTTCATTAAGTTTTGTCCCCACATAATTATATTTGAAAGTGGGCCTTTCTTTGGGGCTGAAAATGCTTGAATAAAATCAGAAATTGCTTGAATAATTACATTAAGCCCTCTAATAATAAAATTAGCACCTGAAGAAATACCTTCAGCATATGATTTAGTTAATTTAAGTCCCCATTTTTCTGCTTGTTCAGCTAAACCTTTTAGAACACCAGCAATCATGTCAACAAGACTCATGACGCTTCCTTGTGCACTCTGGAACATGCCAACAATTACACTAGTAAGAAGAATAACTATTGGATTAAACCTTATAAGTTGTCCTAATAAAACGCCAACGAATCCAATTAGGGCTGGAATTACGCCAAGAATTTTTGCAAAACCTTGTGCTGCTAAAATCAAACCAAATGCAATTTGGTTGAAGAAGAATGCAGCAGGGCCAATAACAGCAAATAAACCAATCATAGTAATTATGGTTTTTTTGGTTTTATCACTTAGGTCAACAAACAGGCTTGTTAAAGCTTTGATAAAAGGAACTGCTTTTGATGCGCTCTCTGCAATGACAGGCAAAAGGTCATCGCCTATTGCAAGAGCTAATGTTTTAATCGTATTTTGTAAGATTTTTACTTGTGCACCAGTAGATTGTAATACCTGTTCATACTCGTACATTAAGGAGTTGCCATCTCGATATGCAGCTTCTGCTATACCAAGAACTCTCAAATATTCAGTTGTGGTTCTTATTACCTCTCCGTTTTCATCCTTAATAAGTGCTGTTGCATCTGCTTGAGCAACTAAGATTTGGATTAATTTAGCACTTCTTCGACTAAAAATGTCTACAGAATCAGCCATTGCTGTTAATTGGCTATCATTCTCAGAAAGAGCAAGTACTGTTTGTGTCAATGCATCTGCAAAATCTGTTTCAAAAGCATTACGTGCTTCTGCAACAGAATTCCAAATTCCTGTTGTTGATGTAAGGTCTTGGAATTTATCAATATTTTGTGCAATAAACGTAGGAATATTTTTAAGTGCTGTTCCTACTTCATCTGCACTCATTCCAGCTTGTTCTCCAAGTGCTGCCCAACCAGCAACTACATGGAAAGGAACTTCTAATCTTGAATAAATTGCACCAACATCCTGAAGTGCAGTAATCATCTTACCAGCATTTGTACCTGTTTGGTTTTCAAGGGCGTTCAATGTTTCTGCTGCATTATGCAACCAAGCTACTGCAATTTCAATATTTCCTGCTAATGTAACTCCAAAGGAGTTAGCTAAACTGCTTAATTGACGAGCAACATTCTCCAAAGGAATGCCATCAACTGCGTTTCCAAAAACATCAGCAAGAACAACTAATTCTTTAAGCGCAGGTATACCAGTAGCACCAGCTTGAGCAAATTGCTCTGCAAACTGTGCAAATTCTTCTGGTGCTGCGATACTAACAGTAGAGGCTTCTCTAAAGAAAGCTTCTAGGTCTTTGAATACTGCTTCTGGATACTGTGCAGCACCCATAACCTTCTTAACTCGAACCATTTGTTGTTCGAATTCAATCGCACTTTCATAAGCAGATTTTAAGAAGGCAACAAGGGGGATGGAGACAAAGAATGTCATAGCACGACCAACAGAAAGCAAACCCTGTGTTAATTGACGGAATCCATCTACCATTCCACCAATACTAGCACGTACTCTGTTAGCTGCGTCTTTAATTTTCTTAAGACCTGAAACCATACCTTTGATGCCACTAGCATCAAGTACAGACTTAATATCGATTATAACTTTCTTTCTTTTTATTGCCATGTTTATCGTTTTTTAATAATCTTACTGTCCTTAAATAATGGGTGTTCTTCGTCCTCACCAGGACTTATCATAACAGCCATCTCACCAGGCTTTAATTTTGCTAAACCTTTGCTCTTTAATCTCTTTTTTGCTCGGTAAGCATCCAGTTTTTTCCAAGGAGCAAATTGAACTAAATATTTTTTAATTTGTTTTGCATATTTACTCATTGCTCGACCAGACTTTCTATCCATCGCTGTACGTGCAAGAGGAAAAAGCACGGACATTACTCTGTAATATTCCTGCTTACCTTCCCTACACATTTTATAGGCTTCCTCTAGCCACCCAATCCCGTAAACTTCTACGTTGTCTAAAATATAATCATCTGTCCAACCGTAGACACTACGCACTTCATGTAAAAACTGTGGTGTTTTTATTCGGATTGTGTTGTAGAGAAAAAACGTGATACTACCTCTCGGTAGACACTCTCAGATTCCCACAAACAAACAATTGCATCAACTAACAAAAGCAAATCAAAATGCTTTTCTACTTCTGCTTCTGAACAACCAAAAACAAACTTAAATAAAGTTGTTAAGGCTTCATCATCCAATGTTTCCCCAAGCAACCCAATTAATCTAAGCATAGTTGGGGTTGTAATCTTATCACTAATCTCGATACCATCAAGCTTGCCAATTGAAGGCAATACATATTTTGATAACCACTTGATTAGAATAGGTATCTGTCGTGCTTGCGCACCACCCTTCTTAACAATGTCAAATGTCTTATTTCCTAGCTCAATAGTTGTTGTGTCTTTAAATCTCTCACTCATTTTTTATTCTTCCTTTTTTATAAAATTAAATCCCGATACGCTAAAGTATCGGGATTTAAAATAGTTTATTATTCTGTTTAATGCGTAAATATTACTTATTAAAGGGTAGGTATCTCACTTCTATAAAGTGGCCCACTTCCTTCAAAATCTACATCTAATGAAGTAAAGTCTTCGTTTACAATTCCTGTGTCAACGGTTGTTAAAATAGCTTCACCAAACCAATACTTTGCAGTATCTTCTTTTGTGTTAACCACATAGATATAAACAAGCTTTCCTTCTTTCATGTCATCAAAGATAGCATCATTTGCATCGTCATAGTATCCTGAAATACTTCCATTCCAGTTCATATATAAACGTGCTTTATCAACCCATGCGTCCTCAACATTTGGAACATAAACTTTATGTTCTGCTGTATCAACGTTAACTGTAAGAGAAATTTCATTTCTCTCAGACATAAGTTTCCAGGTATAACCTTCTTTTGCAAGTGTCCAAACCTTTGTACCACTATCCCAAGTGGGTAATGTCAATGTGCCATCTGATACTACTGTTGCTTTGTCGATGTACAATATCTCGGCATCAATCCCTACAATAGCTGCCATAATTTTGTTTCCTCCGAATTATTTTTCGATATAACCTCCGTATTCTCACAATAAGGATTATTCTCCAATCTAACTTCTCTCAATTTTTTACTCTTAATACAGTGTAACTCTCTTTTGTTACACTATCTCATTATACATCAGAGGGTTCTTGACTTCTATATAGAGGGCCAGAGCCTTCAAAGTCTACATCCAAAGATGTGAAATCTTCGTTTACAATGCCTGAATCTACAGTTGTTAATAGCGCAGAGCCAAGCCAGTATTTGGTGGGGTCTTCTTTAGTGTTAACTATATACAACCAAACCATCTTACCATTCTTCATTGTCTCAAAGATAATATCGTTTGCATCATCGTAATATCCTGAGATACTACCGTTCCAGTTCATGTAAAGTCTTGCTTTAGTTACCCAAGCATCTTCAACATTTGCAACAAAAACTTTATGTTCTGCGGTATCTACATTAACAGTGATATTAATTTCGTTTCTCTCAGTAAATTCTTCCCAATCATAAGCTGAATTATTTACTCCCAAAGTCCATAATTTTGTGCCAGAATCCCATGTTGGAATAGTGATTGAATTACTGACTTTATCAATATTTAATAGACAACCAGAACCACCTGCGGGTGCTGGTGTATTTGGTTCATCATCACCTTCGACATAACCTGTTCCTGGTGTAGTAATAGTAAAGGTTTGAACTTCGCCACTACCACCTATTGTGTTAACTGTTACTTCACAATCTGCTCCACCAGATGATATAGTTAGTACATCATCTATTGAATATCCAGTACCTTCGTTACCAATGGTTATTGAAACTTCGATAACTGCACCCAATGTTTGGGCTATTAATGTGTCTGTTGAGACATAAAGAATTGAAGCATCAATTCCTACTATTGCTGTCATATCTTTTCTCCTAAGTTGTTATCTGTTATCTTCAATTGTTTATCAGATAGTAAAGATAACATATTTCTTTATTTTCTTCTTATTTAGCCCATTAAGATATAATGCCTTGCCTGATAATTCTTCTAGATTAGAAGAAAGTTTCAATTGCCCTTTACTTTTAACAGCTTTGCTCAACATGTTAATTATTGCAATTATTTCTTTATCTGAAAATTCTTCTTTCGCTTCATCAGATAATTCAAATTTTAATTTTTCAAAAACTCTAACAGGAGAAGCACCTGATATAAAATGCTTAACTTGAGAAACACTTAATTTATTAAAATTATCTTTAATAACTTTCTTTTTCTTAGGTGGTTGTGGTATATCTTCTTTTATTTCAACAACTACCTTATCAGAAATAGAAAGTTTTTCTTTTTTATTCTCTTTATCCATCTAATACCTCAATTACAAACGGGATTGCATATACAGGTTTATCATCTAATGTAATAGCTTCTGCTTTTGAAATTGCAATAACATTAAACTTTGAACTTTTAAAATCAGCAGAGTTAAGTCCTCTTGAACCTGGCGCACCAACTATCTCATTATCAAATATTTTTTGTATTTTTTCCATTATTGCTTCTGCTTTTTCTTCCACATTATAATCGACCTCTGCTTGGTCATATGCTATAAAAAAGATTGCTGAAAAAACATACTGCCAATGATACCTTGATTTAGGTTCTGGTCGTAGACTTTTATGTGTAATTGTATTTAATGTAAACATACAACCAAAGTCGCCTTTCATACCAACCAGGAAATTCATAATCTTATCTTCTCTAGAATAAAATGTATTCTCATCTGTTAATTCAGAAAAATAAGAAATAAATGTTACTTCTAATTCAGTTTTTATTGCACTCAAATATTTAGACATTATCTCACCCTAACATTTTCTCGTTTAAGTGTCTGCTTCATTATTTCCTTAAGATTAGTAATTAAGCCAAGATTAATATTAGCAGTTGGCTCTCCAAACTCAGAGTTAGTAGTAGCCCACTTTGTACTACCATCTGCACCTCTACGCCCGTAATGATTAAACAATGCAGAAATCATTGAAGCACAAGCAAATCTAACGGTATCAGAAGAATTTCCTGTACCGCCAGATTCGTAAGTTACTTTTATATTATGTGAGCCTTCTGCAAAAATACCAGTATTCAAAAGAATACCATGTGTATTAAAGCTGTAAGTGTCGGGTGACACTAAAACATCATTAACATAAATACTGGTAATAGATGTTATTCTAGGGTGTTGAATCAACAAGATTGTTGTCTTATCCCCAGAGTAAAGCTCATCTGTATACGTTACAGTATCAAGTAAACTTCTGTTGCCCAAGTGGTCAATAATCAATGCTTCCGCAAATTCTGACCACTCATCTTTTAATACATCAGTATTTATACCATGAAGTGCCCGAACATCATCTTGTGTACATAAAGTCCAAGGCATTTACTGTTTATACTCCGCTATTTATTGCTGCAACGTCTTCTTGTGCCCAAGCGTTAATTACAAATAACACCGCTGGTTGATACGTCAATATAAGAAACTTGACTGTTTCAAGTGCTTCTGGGCTATTGTATTTTGCAATAAAGAAAATTAGTGAAGAAACTACAATGTCTAAAACTAGGGTTAAGAACTTTCGGCTCTTAAATAGTTTTACAAATACGTTTAATTCTCTATACTCTTCCATTTTATCTTTTATCTCCTAAGAATTTACTCATTTCCTACAATCGTTTTGTCATAAAAAAATACCCTATAATAGATATAGGGTATTTGATTTTTGTTTCGTGCTCTACGAATTAGGCAAGTTTTACGTGTCTAATTACAGAGTGAACATTTGGATACACAACTTTCATTGCTAGATAAGACTTAAGCATGTAGTCGTATGTATCTTTTACTTGTGCTAATTCCACAAAAGTAACCAAATTATCAATTTGGCGACCCTGGCTATCAATCTTTCCAAGGAATTTCGCACCACGTTTTTCACTTCTGTTGGTAAGCATAATCTGTTGCTGTCCAGTCAAAAGAGGTTTAACTACTGTTGAAGGAGTTTTTGCACCCTCATCAGAGTAGGTTGCTACTGTTGAAAGTAAGCTACCGTCAGCGTTATATGTTTTTGCTGCGATGATGACTAGTAAGAACAATTCTGCTGTTACAGTTCCTCTCCAAATCATGTAAAGCAATGCGTTAGCATCTGCTGTAAATGCAAGGTCTACAGAGTTATTTGTAGTTTCGGTTGTGTCACTGTCCTCTGTTGCAGACATAATCTGCTCTCCATGTGCGGTAATACTTGAAATTGAGTAGAACCATTCGTCATCAGCCAATGCTCCACCAGCACCTTTCGTTGCTGCGAATACAGTTGGGGATGAGCCTACTCCTGCTTCAGGTACAAGCATATCTGTTTCAAAGATAGGCATGTTGTCATACTCACTCATGGTGATTTTACCATCAAACAATTCTTGACTTCGTAGTGGCATGGAAACTCGTGTTTGAAGCCCGTCAACGACTTGCTTCATTCTAAGTCCCATTGTCCAAAACTTGTCGTCTTTTCGTGCTTGGCGTGTTCCTGATGCTGCAGCGGTTGCTTGGTCAAGCATTCCTAATGTAACTTTTGCATTGCCAGCGTCAATGACGTTAGCTTCTGCATCAGCGTACAATCTAGGAAGAATACCAGTGTACTGGTATGCGTCTCCAGCATATCCAAGTGATTCGTTAGCATCACCTGAACAACCGTAGATTGCTGCAAATTCGATTGTATCGCCCATACCTTCAAGTGAACCCTCAAGCTCTGTTGCAAATGCATCAATAAATTCGGCATCAACTACCTGCGCAAATGCTGTTACACCGCCCCAGTTTCTAAGGATTTTCAAAACTACTGACTTACGTGCATACACACTATTTTGCTGTGCTGCAGCGTTTGCCTCTCCTTCAAACCAACCCTTGGGGTGGGATGAACGTGAGTTGTATTCGTGGGTTTTACCCTTTGCTTGGACGAATCCTAACAACTCAACAAGAGGTTGAAGTCTAAGTAGTTCTTCATGAAGTATTGGGTCTAAATCGTAAGGAATTAACGCAGCGCCATCACCAACGGATGTAAGCACCTTGTTAAGTTTATTTCTCATTGTTAATAATCTCCATTATTACTATTTAGTTTTGCCCTTGACTCTTAAAGAACTCGATAATACCTTTCTTCAAAGGTGTAATCTCGCCTTTAGTCTTTTCAACTCTTTCTTCAATGTTATCGAAATCAGCTTGAGCAGAAACTGATGCTCGATTGGCGGGTGCGCCTCTCTCTTCTTCGACTTCTTCTTCAACAACTTCCTCTTCTTCGGTGGCTTGTTCAGCATCTGAACCTTCGTCACCCTCTTCAAGAGCAGGTGTTTCTTCTAAAATCTCTTCTAAATCAAGGTCTTTAATTAATTGTCCAGTTACAATTGCAGTTAAATCTTTAACTACTTGGACTAGAGTTGCAATTTGTTTTGCGGTTGAATCTTGCTCAACTGCTTCTTCTTCAATCGTTTCTTCCTCAACAATTTCCTCGGTTTCCTCGATAACAGGCTCGTCTTCTACTTCTTCGACAATTACCTCTTCCTCGACTTCCTCTTCGATTGTTGGTTCTATTTCATTTTCATCAAATAGTTTATCGATTTGAGATTGTGTGGAAAGACAAACATCTTCAACTTCCGCAACAACTTTCTCTTCCTCGATTTCTTCGGTAACTTCTTCTTCAGAAATTTCCTCTTCAATAACTTCTTCTTCAAGTTCCTCAACAACTTCCTCTTCAGTAACTTCTTCTTCAGAAATTTCCTCTTCGGATTCTGCTGGAACTTCAAGCTCTAGGGATTTTTCTACTTCCTCAATAACCTCTACATCACCATCAGTAATGTACTGAGTATTCTCGTCATCTGCTAACCCCTCCAAAGCAGAATGGTCGCTATCAGCTATGATAACTTCTTCAATTTCTTTTGTCATAATTTCATCATCCATTTCTGTATTTTCGTCAGAGTCTATATCTAAAATAAAGCCTTTAAGTCTTAATGCATCTTTAGTTATACCTTCCAACTGTTTTGTATCACTTATTGTAGCGTCATAATTTGCAGGATGGTCTACAAGAGAAATTTCTGCAAGAACATAATCATTAATCTGCCATCCACCATCGTCTAGAAAATCAATGTCGCCAAAATCAATCATAATTCCAACACTAAAAGCACTAAGAAGTTCTTCTTTTACTTGATTAGCTGCTTTTTTATCAACGACTTTTATTTCCATCTCGTTCCATTTTAAACCATCGCCTTTACCAATTTTTAAAACTTTGCCTACTGGCTCTGGTCTATGCATGTAACGAATATTGCCCCATTGTTTAAATGGGGGCACGGCTCTTTCAGTAGCTTCTTTTGTGATAATATCTCCCAATTGGTCAACTTTATCAGAAGTAAAGAAACCTGTAACTAAAAGATTTCCATTTTCATCATATTTAAATTCTTTAGTTTTACGTATAGGAGTAGAAAACCGTTTATTAATTACTACTTTATTCGCTTTCTTTGCCATTATTTTTTTTAAATCTCCTTAAAATTCAGTGCGTTCTTCTGCGATTAAACGTAGTTTTTTAGCATCCTTAACTCCGTATACCTTACGTAGTTCTTTATAATCTACAGCTAAAATCATTTCGCATGTCAAACTAACTTCACCACCTGGACAACTAATTAAATGTTGCCATTCAATCTTATGTTTATTATTGTTCCAAAGGGCATATACCTTTTTTAACAATCGCTCATCATCAATGCAACTGTCGATTAGCACGTCTCTAGCTATACTTCCTGTTTTATACGTATACTTCATAAATAATATCCTTTCTCTTCTTACTCTTCAATTGGTTTTTATACTATTTTGTCTAAATCCTATTAGATTACCCGTGAAAATCTAATCTGAAATTCATCTTCTTCTGCTGCGGTTACTACACCAGTACCTTCCCATCTAACATAGTAAGTACCAGTTGCTGTAAGCGGAATATCAATATAATAAACTCCCGTATCTACCTTCTTTACTTCAACATCAGTAAGATACACTTTTACAACAGCATCACCATCGTTAAGTTTATATCTAACAGTTACTGTTGTTGGGTCTGCAACTACATCATTAATGTCCGTAAAAGTAATTTCACTACGAACCAAATCTCCAATATCATATGTGTTAATCATTTGTTAATTCTGTTCCTCCAACTTTTCTATTGGTTACTGCTCCTGTGCCAGTTTTGTAATTTACAATCAAACTACCAAAGACCTTAGAGTTAGTTATTGTAGCTCTTCCTCTAAGAATAAGTCCTGCAATTTTCAAATAATCAGTAACTCCAAGCGTCTCTGATAAAAGAACACTAATAAGTCTTGCGTTATTTATAGTATCACTAAGAGAGACATTATCACTAATATTGCGTCTAATTCCTCTAGCTGTACTCAAAGTATCTACAAGACCAACGGCTTCTAAAATACTTAAGCTCAAAGCTCTAACTGTAGTTACTGAATCTGTAATTCCTACAGTGTCGCTAATTGCAACAAAGACTACTGCTGAAATCTTTATTCCTGTTGCAACATCAGTTAAACCAATGGTATCACTTAATAATTTTATTAGTTCTCTAGCTGTTGCAAGTGTATCAGTTAATCCCACAGCTTCACTTATTGAAATATAAAGTTCTCTAGTTATAGTAAGGTCATCAACAAGCCCAACAGCTTCTATGATAGAAACTACTTTTATTAGGGCTGTTTGTAAACTATCTGTAACTCCTACTGAATCTGCTAAAGCTACTATAACCCCTCGCATAGCTGAAAGACTATCAGTAATTCCAAGATTTTCCTGGAAGAGTTTTACTATAAATCTTGCATTCACAAGAATATCTGTTAAACCTACTGATTCCTGGAAAGTTCTTTTAAGTTCCCTGGAAACTGTAAGGGAGTCTGTTAGTCCTACAGTCTCTGCCAAACTAACTACTTAGTACAATATAAAGTTTACGTGCAGTAAGAACAATATCAGAAACTCCAACGTCTTCCGTTAAAGTTTTAAAGATTTCCCTGGCTACCGTAACTACATCGGTCAAGCCAACAGATTCTTGTAGCAATCTTGCTAAGTATCTAATGTTCGAAACAGAATCTGTAATCCCTACAGTATCTGCCAATGCTACAATAATTAAAAGAATTGCTTGAATGGCATCTGTAATTCCTACAGTATCTGCTAAAGAAATAATAATATTTCGTGCCGTATTAAGCACATCTGTTATGCTAACCGTTTCTGTAAATGTAAGATAAAGCTCTCTTACAATTGTTATGGAGTCTGTTAACCCTACAGTGTCTGCAAACAATAATGTTATTTCTCGCATATTACTTATAGAATCTGTAATTCCTACTATATCTGATATGAATATAGTAATTAAAAGAATTGCTTGAATTGTATCTGTTATTCCAACAGCTTCAGTTAAATTAATATAAAGTTCACGTGCAGTATTAACAGAATCAGTTATACCAACTGTATCTGCCACATTTTTAATAAGGTCTCTTGCTGTAAATAAAGCATCAGTTATGCCAACCGTATCTATTAAGGATATGCCCCAACCCTTACTTAAAAATAGCGTATCTGTCACACCAACAGATTCACCTAAACTAACAAAAAGCAGGAGTGCTTCTTGAATAACATCAGTTATTCCTATAGTCTCAAGTAAAGAAATTGCTAAATCTCTAGTATTTGTTGCTACGTCTGTTAAACCAACAGACTCTGTTATCGTTTTAACAATCTTTCTAAGATTTGTTATTACATCTGTTAATCCTACAGTATCTGCTAAAGAAATTACTTTGTCTAAAGCTGTACTAACAGCATCTGTTAATCCTACAGTATCAGCTAGGTTAACTATTTTTGTTACAATAGTACTAATTGTGTCTGTCAGTCCTACAGGTTCTGTGAATATTATAAATAATTCTCTAACGTTTGTTACTACATCTGTTAGCCCTACAGGTTCTGTGAATGTTCTAAATATTTCTCTAACATTTGTTGCTGTATCTGTTAATCCTACAGGCTCTGTAAATGTTCTAAATATTTCTCTAACATTTGCTATTGCATCTGTTAATCCTACAGTATCAGCTAGGTTAATTATTTTTGTTACAATAGAAGAAATTACATCAGTAATTCCAACTGTATCTGCTACTGTAAAATACTTGCCAATAGACAAAACTTGTGCATCAGTTAAGCCAACTGTCTCAGTAATAGGCAAAACTAAATCTCTTGCCGTTACAAAGGAGTCTGTTAAACCCACAGTATCTAATATTGTTTTAAAAAGTTCCCGTATATTAGAAATTGTGTCAGATAAACCAACAGTGTCGGTGAGAATTTCATATCTGCCAATTGAATTTAAAACTGAATCGGTAACACCAACTGTATCTTCTAATGTTTCAAAAAAGTCTATGCCACTGACAAGCGCATATACTCCGAAATAAACATCACCATCTGTAAGATATAAATAAGGAATTTCATCTGTTGGATGATTGCCTTGATTGTTATAACTGTAAAATAAATCTGAATGCTCAGCTTCGTTTGTTTCATCTTCGATTGCTGTGTTCTCTGTCCAAGAAACATCATATTCCGCAAGGTTTAATTGAGTTTCATCACTATCGTCTGTATAAACTAAATATCTAATTCCATCAACAACAGTTGCTCCCATTGAACGATATTGAGTAGAATCAAGGGCTGTATCTGACCCGTTTTGATATATATTAAAACCGCTAATTATGTATCTATAATCTGCCTCGTCATAAACAATTTGATTGTGCGAAGGCTCAGTAAATTGTATATCCAAAGACCCAGACTCTGTATTTTCAGTCCCCCATGTACCTACATTTCTTTCTCGATAATTCATGTCGTTATCGGTTTCATCAGAATAAAAAGCCTTTACAGATACACCATAACCGCCAGCAGCCATTAGTCCCATAACTGCATAGGAATGAGCATCATTTGTGCAAACCAACTCTGGCGTTCCCCAACTTCCCCCCGCCCTTACATTGAAATATGCTTGAGCGTATAATGTGCCTTTTGTTTTTTCATAATCACAATATAAAATGATTGGATTATCGCCACTATCTACATCGATTAAGCAACGCCTGTGGTCACCAAGCCCCGTTGATACGTTTGAAAAACTATCGACTGCATCTTCCCATGCACCAAAACTCTCTAAGCCTGTGTCAAATACACAATATCTCGGCACTGCATCTGCTGAAGAATTGTTGGTAATAGAAACTAGAATGTGAATATCGTCATTGCTGTCAATCTGAGCATCAATAAACGAACTACTAGAATGTCCCCCATGAGCATCAGTTTCTGACAATGCTGGCGTTGTGTCCAGATTTTTATATATCGATATATTATCGCCACCTGATGACAGAAAGACAGCCCAATAATTCCCAGAGCTATCAATCAATAACTTTGGTTTACCAGTTGCTGTGCCAGCAAATACAAGTGTTCCCATTATTCCTCACTCCATGTGTAAGAGCAGGCAGGATGAGATACTTGCCATTCAGCTACTTGTTGGTCGTTAAACCTATTAGGTGGAAGAATTCCACATCTCTCGTCCCATATCCTTGTTTTATATACCATACATTCAGTTGGATGGTCTTCAGTTTCACCATGTAATTTCAAAAACGGGCATTTCGTGCTATATGCTGATGTGTCGCCATAAGGTGGCAAATCTGTGCAAAAAACGCCATCGTCATCGAAAATCCAATAGTAGGTCTTTCCTCTATACTTCACATTATCAGATTGTAAGTTTAATTTATTACGCTCAATAAACTGTGTCAGTTGAACATACAAATTAAATGAATCGTCATCCCAAGTCTGTCGTTTGGTTAAAAAGTTTCTGCCCCAAGGTGAGCCATCTGGAGCATCGCCCCCAAAAGTATATCCACTATTACAGCATTGACCACACCAATTGCACTCGCCTTGTCGTAAATATATAGTCATTAACCTACAACCTCAAAAGCCCTACAAGGTAGCAGGGCTGTATTAAGTAAGGTTAAACTTCTATATTGGCTAATAGTCATCTAAAGCTCCTTTAGATAACTAGATTATGCACCTAATATCGTGATTTCCCAAGTAATCTCTAAGGTATCGGATGAGCTAACATCAACTGCTGGATTAATCTCAGCGTATGCTAATGTATCTGTACCATTGGTAAGAATGGCTTCATCAATTCCAGTATCGTCAAGGTCGCCAGCTTCGAATGTAGCTACGTAAACAACAACATTGTCATCTCCCGCTGCCCATGCACCTTTGGTTTGTGGGTAGCCAACGTCCATAGCTTCGTCTGAACCCGTTTGGGTTACAAGAACATCGGTTGACTTAAGTTCTGTAGCAAACCCTGTTCCAACACCAATTAATGCATTTGATTCATCTAGCTTAGTTCGCTCTGGTGTTTCCTGCATAAGGTCTGCAATAAGCGCATCACCTTCGTCAGTAACAATGTTATGATTTACAGAAATCATCTTTCTTCCAGGGCGATTAAACAACTGCTGTAGTAATGTTTGAGGATGTCGTTTTATTGCGCCAAACTCATCATAAACAATAGCTGTTACTTTTCCTCGGATTATAGCTTTGCTTTTAATCATTTTAAATATTTTCTCCTGTTATGTATTCTTATTCTTCAATTGTCTTTGGTAAGGTTTTTTCAGACAACTTCTTTACGGTACGTGTAGCAAGACCTCCAGAAATAGCTTCTACTAATTGGTATATAGACCTAGTTATCGGGTCTGCTGTATACCATACTTTTCTTGTTGCGCATCGAGGGCACTTTACCATTAAATTTGGCCCATAACTATTTATTAAATCTCCACTAACAGAAGAAGAAAGATACAACTCATTACCACTAACTTCTCCTAAAACTTCATCACACCCAGTACCTACGCAATACCAATTATTGTTTCTCATATTCTTCTAATTCCTCAAATACTTTATCAAATACTGTTTTTACATCTTCTTTAGTTACTGCAATGGATAATTCCATCTCAAGCAATGCTCCGATTTCCATTGGAACATCCCTTAATTCAAAATTTCTAATTTCGTGCATTGGTCTATTCTTATCGAGCCTTCTCAATAAATAATCCTGCCACTGCTTTAACTCTTTCCTAATGTCTCTTAATTTAAGAACTTTAGCATCATCATGGTCATCTCCACGAGGGGGGTCTTGGTCATCCAAAGTTGGCTCACCTACATTAGCTGGTGAATCTGGGTCATCCTCTCTACCTTCTGGGGGACTTCCTTGTTCTTCCTCATCACTAATGCCTTTTGTAGGAACATACTCATCTCCGTCTTCGTCATCTCGTGCTGTAAGATGCAATTCTGCTCTAATCTCATTAGCACTAAATACACCTATATCACGATAGCGCATATTTACTGTAGCACGTTCAACGGCTGTAAGAAAGTCGGGTTGTCCAAATTTAAAATCCCAACCAACAATATCAAATTCTCTAAGATGAATTTGGTCTTTGAATCCCTGTTCAATTAAAGCAAATATAGGAATCATTGTAGACTCATGGAATTCTCGTCTAATTTCCTTCAAACTTGTTCCAGAAGTTTCTGAAGCAGGTACTCCAAGTTTTTCACCTGGAGTTGCAAGAACCGCTAACATCTCAGAACGTGTTTGTGCTCTGGATTCGTTATACGGAAGTGCGTCTGGCATACCACTTAATTCAGTAACTGTCATTTCACCAGATACAACCATTGGGTTGTTGCCAATATTTCCAGTACCTGAATATTTTTTATCCATCAACTGTGCAAAAGCTTCAAAAGCTTCATCAGTAATGTCCTCTGGAAGTTGATAAATTGCTTCTGGCTTATCTCGATTAATGATATAATTATTTGCTGCGTCCTGCAACAAAATATCTAAAGGTAAGTTAAAGGATGCCAAAGATTCAGCATCTGAAGAACCTAAAATAGAACCTGCAAAATCAGGATTTGTTATATATATAATATCTTCAAACTTGCTAAACTCTACTTTTGCCTTTGGGTCAGGGGATGTATACTGATAAAATGCTGGAGACTTAAAGTTTCCATGTTCATCAATATTAGGTACATTAAGACCATGCAAAAAATCTAAACCTAAAGCATTCCCACTTTCATCTCTGATTATATGAAATGCACATTGCCCAAAATAATGCAAGTACATAACAGCAATTTTTATTTTATGTGCAAAAGAATAATAGTCTCTAATATTAGACCAATCTCTATTTTCAAAAGCATAAAATCTTTTTAACTTTTTATACTGATACTTTTTAGCATCATTTAAAAAGTCTACATTACGAACTAATTCCCATCCAGCAGATAATGCTGTTCTACCTACTATGCTAGTTGCTGCACGCAAATAACCATGAATCCTTAGAACTTCCATCATATCCCAGAACATAACAAACTTTCTGGCAGCCATAGAAACGGGGTCTAAGCGATAGTTTAAAATTGTATCCGTTGAAGGAATACTTAAACCAGCAACCCCTTTTGTTTTAATCAATCTACTCTTCACACTCGATTTTTTCTTCGCATTAAGAACCATTAAATCCACAAAAAAATACCTCCACTGTAATCTCTATTACACTCATCACATGCTACAATCGTTTAAAAACAAAAAAGGCTCGTAATGAGCCTTTTTAACACAGCTAAATGGGAAAATTTTCTTTATTTAATTAGTTCTAAAATAGATACTTTTTCAGCATTAATGATTGCTAACCTAATATCCTTTTCTTCTAAATCCAATTGCCTACTTAATTCCTCCAGGTCTTCACCTGTCAAAGTTTTACTTTCTGGAAGAAGCAATAAGTATCTCCCACCAGGAACTAATTCTTTGTATAGTATGTCTATAATAAATTCCTCCCTTATCTTTTGTATTACCTTATCTATTATTTTCTGTATCATATTATATTTATCTACACTTTCATACTATATTTTTACTAACACTTGATACACCCCTCCTATACTGACTATATAAAAATATATAATCTAATATAGGAGGGGCATAGTTTTTCTAACTAATGGCATTTATTGAGAAGCTTTATCTCAATTGACGTTTAATGGTAGAATCACTACCAGCCATACGCCCTACCACCCTATGCTGTATAGAACCTATTACCTAATGGTACGCATCCCAGGTCTCGCTTTACATGCATTTCAGTTCTATCTCCGTAACGAGTACAGGAGTGACTTAATCGTTTACTGTCTATTAATGAATAGAATTCGACAGTTCTGGGTTCTATTCATAAAAATTAGGGAAGTTTTAATCCCTTGTCCGTTGGCAACAAGACACAACACTCTCGTCATGCCCAACCCCATATGTGAAATAAGTTTCCAACCAGCTTATTTATTTTCTTGTATCTTAATTATACCATAGAACAAATGTGCTGTCAAGAAATTGGTTATCTAATTCTTAAAGCTCGTTTGGGTGCAACAGTTAAATCTTTATCTCCAACACCACCACTAGCACTCTGACCAATAATTCTTGCTCTAAATTTTGTACCCTTGCCAATTTCAACGGCAGTTTTTAAATAACCTGCAGCATGCGCAAAGTGGTCTGCACCAACACTTCTGTATACAGCTAATTCTACTTTTTCACCATCTGATTTTGTTTTAAATTCAACATCTCTTTTAATTTTTGTCCATTGACTCATAACAGTTTCTATGTGTGGGTGAATAGGTGTTGTACCACCTGGAAGTCCCCACATGCCCTCATTAACTGATTCAATAAAAGCGTCAAAAGAGTCGGTGCGGTTAATTGCAACATTTGTTTTTGTCTTACTTTTTATAACACTCTTTCCATCATTATCTTTTGCAGACACTTGCCAGGTTCGTTCTGTTTTAGCGTAATCTGCAAGAAGAATTCTTCCAGGAAAAGCTTTTCTCAAAGTTTTTACTGAATTTCTGTTGGGGTCTCCATCTATTACAGCTTTTCTAATTTCGTAAAGACGCATAAGTTGTCCAAGTCTAACAAAGTTATCCTCTTCACTAGGCGGAATAATTTCCGTATGAACAACGTTAATTCTATTTTTTTCTTTATCATATCTGCCAATCATTACCTGAAGAGCATTTCCTTGGTCAACACCCATATAATATTGTTCTTCGGGATTAGCAAAAGCTTCGAATTCAAAATGCTCTCTAAAACAGTTTAATAAAATGTCTTCCCGTTCTAATTGACCACCACTAAGCTCATAAGGCAAACCAAGACGCTTTCTCCAGAACTCAACTAGGGTTTGTTTGGGGTCTAACAAGTGTATATATAATTCAAAAGCTGTTTTGTTCATCAATTGTGATATGTGAAAACCAACTCTATCTTTAGTTATTGACGGTTTTTCTGCAACCCATTTTCCTGTTTGGATAAAATCAAGTTCGAATCTATTATTACATTTAACACAACCAAAATAAACATCTGTAGGCTTATCTAGATTTCCTACAATTTTAACATGTTTATCCCACTCAAGGTGTTGCCATGTACCACAGCTTTCACATTTTAACATCCATCTTTGCATATCACTGCGTTTATACATTGAATCGATACCAAAGTTGGATATTGTAGGTGTTCCAAATTGGTTAATAATTCTCCAATTAGATGCATCCAAACGGTTTAATGCTGTACCAAGATGTCCCTGGTCAGACAAGTCTACTTCATCAATATAAAGAGCATCTGCTGGCATCATTCTTGGCTCAACAGAAAGCTCCATAAAGAATACATAAGAATTTCCAATTGATTTAACTCTTGTACTATCTGGTTTTCCTAAAAGTTCAGTGAGTCTTTCTGAAGCCCGAATCATAGGGTCTACACGTGTAGAAACTAAATCGATAACATCTTGTTGTCTAGGGAGTGTGTAGATAGCACGAATATCCCAATAATCAGCAAAATGAAACATTTTAACTAAGCCCATAGTTGACATTCCAACTTGTGTAGGCTTCATTAAACACATCTCATGTGCACGACCAATGGGGTCTTTTTCTAAGTAATAGGGGTTAATAGCGTCATAGACTCCCTCAATCCACTTTCGCTCTAACACTTCCCATTTTTTATTTTCTAACAAATCTACATTTGCTATTCCATACGCAAGGGGACTTTTTAGAGTTGCAGAATTGATTCTGTCTCCGATATTGTATTTAGCTTTAGTCAATGCTTCCTTCTTCTAACTCAAACTCAGTTTCATAAATGTCGGCTTTAAGATTGTGTACTGTCTGAACATGCAATGCTAGTTTAGCATATCGTTTACCACAAATATGACATAAAGCACCTTTCTTAGAAATATCTAACTTTCCAATTTCACCATGAAATGGCTTACCATCTTGGTCTACTAAAGGTGCACTGGTTCTAATAGTTCTTATATCAACATCTATGATATTTTCTTCATTCACTCTTTTAGCAACATACTCAAGAGCACCTTTGTTTGCCTTTAAAATTAAATCACTAGCATCATCTGTTTTAATGATAATAACATCTTTATGCTTAAAAAACAAATCAATAATATATCTTGCTTGCTGTGCTTGCACAGCTAATAACTTAGCATCTGGCTCATGATAAATAACCTGTCCATCGTCATTTAAATATGGATTTCCGTCACTATCCATTAAAACCCTTGTTTCAGAAGTTAAAACTTTTTCTGAGATGTCGGCAGCATGCATGAACTGTTGTTCGATTCTAGCTAAACGCCATCGAATCAACAGGTCTCTTCCATTTTTAATTAATAAAGTTAATGCGGGGTATTTTTTTAACCAGCTTTTTAAAGTCCTGGTTTGTACTTCAAGTTTTTTAGAGATTTTATACATTGGATAATTAGACATCATCATTTCTGCCATTCTAATTACCTTTTCTGGAAGTTCGTCCGTATCTATTTTTTCAACTATTGTGTCGATAATTTCACGCCATTCCAGAACACCCAACGTATCAACATTAAAAGGAACTAATTCTTTACTCATCTTTAAAAAGTACCTCAAAATCACTTTCCGTGATTTCATTTCTAGCTATTTTGTAATGCCTTCTTCTTTCCCTCTGTATATCATTCCACTTAAACCTTAACCAATCGGGCCAATTAACAGCCCGATTTCCGTATATTTTTTCGCAATTTGCACAAATAGCAAACTGCCATGTTATTTGTTTTCTACAGCTACAACACGAATGTATTCTAAATCTACCGCCATTACTCATCTTTAATTATATCCTTAATTTTTTCAATTGCGGATTTTCTTATTTGCCAAACTGAAGTGCGACTTATATAAGGGTGTATTATTAACCCAACTTCTTCTTGTGTGTAACCACTTAGAGTATATAAAATTACCTTCCTTTCCTTTTCTGGTAACTTTTTCACTGCTTGTTGGAAAATTATTTTTTGTTCTGCATCATTCGCATTTTCCGTATTTTCTTCTACTTTTAAATATTCATCGAATCCCATGTTATTTACCTTGATACTATAATTATACCATAGTTTATCCAATTTGTCAAGATTACAAAATCCACTCTTGACAGGGGTAAAATAGTATGGTATAATTATATTATAATATGTTGATTATGTTTCTTACAGAAACTACAATCAATTATAAATACTATTTTTTGGAGGGTTCAGATGAACCAATGTATGTTTGTATCAAAAATTCCAGCATGGACACTAAATGAGTCAAAGTCCAGCGCAACTTCTACAGGAGCAAAGAAACTAAAACTTAGAGTGCCTGTTAAGAACAGAGTTAAACGTGGAGATGACTGGGAAAATGAAAGTATCTGGATTCCACTTACTTTGTATGGTGGAAAAGCAGATACATTTTTAGAACACGTTAATCCCAACGCAGTAGTTTCTTTTACTTGCAAGTACAATTCTTATGAATATAATGATAGTTATTATCATGAATTTGTAGTAGCTACTTGGGAGATTGAGTCTTGGGGAGATTCTAAAGAAGAAACAGATGAGGATGAATTCGAAGATTTTGAAGAATTTCCTGAAAGTGATATTGACCCTGAAGACGATGTTCCGTTCTAAAAATGGCTACAACCTTCAGGTATACACTAGATAAATTAATACGTGTTTTTAAACTACGTACTGAGGAAACTAAGGGGCGTAATTGGCTTACAGATGCTATTCTAGCACTGGGGAGAATATATGTATACCTGGAGTACGTAGAACGAGCAGAGGGAACAACTCAACCCTCTGCTCATATTCTTATGGACAAGTTGTATAAAGAATTACTAAAAATCCATAGAACAACAGAAATAAAAGATGAACCAAATTTTAAAAGAGAAATTACACTAAACGAATACGGACATGTTCAGGAAAATACAAAAAAACTTTCTGCTAAAAAATGGTCTGACCTTGCAAACAGAGGTGAAGGTGAAATTGAAGCTGAACTTATCCAAAAGAAAAAACGCAGAGGAAGACCAATTTCAAATAGACACCGAAGAACTAAGCGATACCCAAAAAAGGATTGAAGGGTTTGCTGATGACATCCAAGCAGAACTTGATACTTTAGTGGAGCAAAATTTTAATGTCTCATAAAAAATCATTAGAAAATTTAAGAAAAAAAAGTGTAAAAGAATTAGAAAAACTTTTAACAGTTTTGATGTCTTCTTTTTATAAAAATAAAATGACTTCTTATATTATCCAAATTGGACAAATAATAAATGAAAAAACTGAGGAAGAACCCCAGGAAGAACCGTATAGATAACCTACCCTTTGTAGAACTATGGGCAGATGGAAGTGTCAAAGACACCAACCCATCTAACATAGGTGGAGTAGGGGTTCTTCTAATTCATAAGGGGTCTTCTAGTTATAGACTTTATGGAGCACATTTCAAAGAAAAACCACGCAAAGCAACTAACAACGTTGCAGAACTAAATGCAGTATACACAGGATTAGCTTTGTTAAAGAAACCTTGTACTGTTAGTATTTTTACTGACAGTGCGTATGTAAAACGTGGAATCATAACTTGGCAAAAGTATCAACGAAAATTCAAAAGTAACTTAAAGTATTGGGATAAAACGCTTGCAATGGTGGATTTCCATAACATAAACATTTACCATGTTTCTGGTCACTCTGGAAACTTGGCAAATGAAGTTGCTCATATGTTAGCTTACGGTTCTGCAAAGTACTTAACATGTCATGAAGGTTTAGAAAACTCATTAAACGATGCATATGAAAACGCAAAGAAATTTAAGAAAACAACAACAAAGATTAGAAATCAGAAAGCACAGGAAAGAGCAAAGAGAACTTGCAAGTGATAGAGATGCGGGTTATTGTGTAATTTGTTTCTTCAAAAATAAAAAGTTAGTAAAGGCAGTAGAAGCGCATCATGTATATGGAAGAGGTGTAAAGATAGACTCTGAGAAAGAAAAATTTACATCTCTTTTCTGCGTCTGTAGGGAGTGCCACCCACCACCAATTAAGGTCTTAAGTGACAAAAATAAATGGCAGGTCGAATTGCTAGAGAAAGCAAATAACACACCAATTAAGGAATTAATA